TGCACCAGGCCTTCCTCGACCTCGTCATCGCCGGCACCGGCGTGCTGCTGGCCGAGGAGGCGCCGACCGGCGAGGCCTCCGCCTTCCGCTTCACCGCCGTGCCGCTGCGCGAGGCAGTGCTCGAGGAAGGCCCCTCGGGACGGCTCGATACCGTCTTCCGCGCTTCCCGGCTGACGGCATCGGCCCTCGCCGCCCGCTACCCCGCGGCCCCGCCGCTGCGGGATGAGGAGGGAGAGGCGCCGCGCCATCGCGTCGTCGAGGCCGTCTGGCCCGACCGCAAGGGCTACCGCTACATGGCCGTGCTGGACGGTGAGCGCGGTCCCGTCGTGCTCGCCGAGGGGCGTTTTGCCGAAAGCCCCTTCATCGCCTTCCGCTGGCTGAAGGCGCCGGGCGAGACCTATGGCCGCGGGCCGGTGGCCAAGGCCCTGCCCGACATCCGCACCGCCAACAAGGTGGTCGAGCTCATCCTCAAGAACGCCTCGATCGCCGCCACCGGCATCTGGCAGGCCGATGACGATGGCGTGCTGAACCCGGCGACGGTGCGGCTCGAACCCGGGGCGATCATCCCGAAGGCGCCCGGCTCCTCGGGCCTGACGCCGCTCGCCGCGCCGGGCAATTTCGATGTCTCGCAGCTCGTGCTCGCCGATCTGCGCGCGCGCATCCGCAGCGCGTTGCTTGCCGACCGGCTGGGCCCCGAACGCCGCGACAACATGACGGCAACCGAGGTGCTGGAACGCGCCGCGCAGACGGCGCGGCTCCTCGGTGCCACCTATGGCCGGCTGCAGGCCGAGCTGCTGACGCCGCTGATCTCGCGCTGCCTCGCCATCCTGCGCCGGCGCGGGGAGATCCCGCCGCTCGTCCTCGACGGGCAGGAAGTGGCGCTGCGCTACCGCAGCCCGCTTGCGCAGGTGCAGGGCCGCGCCGATGCCGCGAATACGCTGCTGTTCCTGCAGGCGGTCCGCGCCATGGGCCCCGAGGCCGTGGCCCAGGTCGACCTCCCCGCCGCCGCGCGCTGGCTCGGCCGCACCCTCTCGGCACCGGCCGAGATCCTCTCCCCGCAAGCCCCCACCGACAAGGAGTGAGCGCCTCATGCCCGAGGACCTGCTGGAGACCGCGCTGGCCCAGGCCGGCACCGCGCCGAAGCGCACCCGTCCCGCCGATGTGCCCGAGAAATTCTGGGACGAGGCGACCGGCCAAGTGCGCGTCGATGCGCTGCTCAAATCCTATCGCGAGCTCGAACGCCGCCTGTCGCAGCGCCTCAGCCCGCCCGGCCCCGATGCGCCGGAGGAGGAGCGCATCCGCTTCCGCCGCGCCCTCGGCATCCCCGACACCCCCGACGGCTACGAGATCACGCCGAAGCACGAGCTCTGCTGCGCCGATCCCGAGATCAACCGTCGCCTGCACGATGCCGGCTTCACCCAGGCGCAGGCGCAGCTCGTCTACGACCTCGCGGCCGAGCGCCTGCTGCCCCTGATCGCCGAGGCGGCTTCGCAGTTCGAGGCGGAGCGCCAGCTTGAGAAGCTGCGCGAGTATTTCGGCGGCGAGGAGCGCTTCCGCCGCATCGCGCACCAGATCACCGCCTGGGCCCGCGCCAACCTGCCCGCGCCGGTGATGGAGGCGCTCTCCACCACGGCCGAGGGTGTCATCGCCATGTATCGGATGATGGAGGGCAAGGAACCCAGCCTCGCGCGCCGCGGCGAGGACCCCGGCCCGGTCGACGAGACCGAACTCCGCGCGATGATGCGCGACCCCCGCTACTGGCGAACGCGCGAGCCCGAATTCGTCCGCCGCGTGACCGAAGGCTTCCGCCGGCTGGTGGGCGGCGCGGGCTGATGCCCGGGCTTGGCGCGGCTTGAGCGTGACCTCCCCTGGCTCGCCGCGCCGGCGGTCCTGAGCGCATGGCGCCGGGGCCGCATCCGGGGGCGGGTGGCGCGCCGGCACTGGCAGCGCTGCCCGCCCCCCTCCCTCTTTGCCGCGCGCACAACCCCGGGAGGGGCGCGTGCGGCGCGCCAGCCCCGGCCCGCAAGGCCAACCGGGGCGATGGCGCATCCCCCCCCCCACCCCCCCGCAATCCGCATGAGGAAAGGGATCCCGCATGTCGGGCACCATCGAACAGGCCTTCGTGAAGCAGTTCGAGGCCGAGGTCGCCGAGGCCTATCAGCGCCAGGGCAGCAAGCTGCGCCCCACGGTGCGCTCCAAGACCGGCGTCAAGGGCGCCTCCACCGTCTTCCCGCGCGTCAGCAAGGGGACAGCCGCGCCCAAGGCGCGCAACGGCGCCGTGCCGGTCATGAACCTCGAATTCTCGAGCGTCGAATGCTTCCTGCAGGACTACTACGCCGGCGAGTGGATCGACCGCCTCGACGAGCTCAAGACCAACATCGACGAGCGCACCGTCATCGCCAATGCCGGGGCCTATGCGCTCGGCCGCAAGACCGACGAGCTCATCATTGCCGCGCTCGACACCGCAACCCAGGAAGCCACCGGCACCGGCCCCGGCCTTACCGACGCCGACGGTCTGACCAAGCAGAAGGTGCTGCTGGCCTTCGAGATGCTGGGGGCGGCGGATGTGCCCGATGACGGCCAGCGCTTCGCCATCGTCGGCTGGAAGCAGTGGAGCCAGCTGCTCGAGATCGAGGAATTCGCGAATGCCGAGTATGTCGGGCCGGATGAGCTGCCGTGGAAAGGCACCCAGGCGAAGCGCTGGCTCGGCGCGCTGTGGATGCCGCATTCCGGCCTGACCAAGGCGGGCTCGCTCCGCTACTGCTACTTCTACCACCGCACCGCTGTGGGTCATGCGGTCGGCTCCGAGGTGGTGACGGACATCACCTGGCACGGCGACCGCGCCGCGCACTTCATCAACAACATGATGTCGCAGGGCGCGGTGCTGATCGACCCGACCGGCGTCGTGCGGATGCGCGCGGCGGAGTGATGCCGAGGCCGGGGGAGGGCGGACCTCCCCCGGACTTCCTTCCGTCCCTGGCAGCCCCGGCCCCGGGCCTGGCCGCCGGGGCCGGGAGAGGCCGCCTTCTCCCCCCGCCCCTGTCCCAGCCCTTGCGAGGAGTCTTCCCCGATGGCGCTCTCCGCCCTCGCGCTCTGCTCGCGCGCATTGCTCAAGATCGGTGCGCAGCCTGTCGCCTCTTTCGCGGAAGGCACGGCCGAGGCCGAGGTCGCGTCGAATCTGTATCCCGGGATCCGCGACGCGCTGCTCTCGGCCCATCCCTGGTCCTTCGCCACCGGGCAGGCGGCGCTGCCGCGGCTTGACGCCGTGCCGCGCGCCGATTTCGCCTATGCCTACCAGCTGCCTGCGGGGTTCCTGCGCGCGCTCTCCGCCGGCACGGCCGGGCGTGGGCGCGGCATCGTCTATCGCCTGTTCGAGGACCGGCTGCTGACCGACGCGCCGGATGTCGTCCTGACCTACATCTTCCGGCCCGACGAGAGCGCCTTCCCGCCCTATTTCGCGCAGGCCCTGGTCGCGCGCCTGGCGGCGGAGTTCTGCATCCCGCTGACCGAGAACTCCTCCCGCATGGAGATGCTCTTCCGGCTGGCCGAGGCGGAGCTGCGCGCGGCGCGTCAGGCCGACAGCCAGCAGGCGAGCGCGCGTGCGTTCGAAGGCTTCCCCCTGATCGACGTGCGGGGCTGAGCCATGCCCGCCGTCAAGCGTGCCAAGACCAGCTTCGCCGCCGGGGAGCTCGCCCCCGAGCTGCTCGGCCGCGCCGACCTGCGCGCCTTCGAGAACGGGGCGCGGCGCCTGCGCAACGTCTTCATCCAGCCGACGGGCGGTGTCACCCGCCGGCCGGGCCTGCGCCATGTGGCGCGCCTGCCCGGCCCCGCGCGCCTCATCGCCTTCGAGTTCAACACCGAGCAGACCTATCTCATGGTCCTGACCGAAGGTGCGCTGCGGGTGTTCCTCGGCGATGCGGTCATCGCGACACTCGACGGGCCGTGGAGTGCGGCGATGCTGCCGCAGATCGGCTTCACGCAGAACGCCGACACGCTGCTCCTGACCCACCCCGATATGGTCCCGCAGCGCGTGACGCGCACCCTCTCGGGCTGGACCATCGCGCCCTGGTCCTTCCTGCGCGAACCCTTCTACCGCTTTGCCGATCCCGACGTCACGCTGACGCCAAGCGGCACCACCGGCACGGTCGATCTTGCCGCGTCCGCGCCGGTCTTCCTGCCCGGCCATGTCGGCGTCCGCTTCCGCATCGCGGGAAAGCGGGTGAGGATCATGACCGTCGCCTCGCCCGTTCTTGCCAGCGCCGTCGTCGAGGATGCGCTCGATGGCACCGCGCCCA